GTCCTTCTGCATCTGCTGCTGCTGAGCGAGCGCGGCCTGCTGCTGTTGCTGCTGCAGCTGGTCGTTGCGGATCGCCGCGCCCGCCTGGTAGCCCTGCATCGCCGACTGGAACGGCGTGGCCACGTCGATGCTGTAGTCGATCGGGCCCATCAGAACTTCCCTCCGCCACCGAAGTAGGAGCCGATACCGTTGGCGACCGAGTTCCACATGCCGGCCTGCGCCTTGCCCTGCGCCAGCTCGTTGCCGGCGAGCGCCGCGCCCTGCTGCTGCAGCAGGTTCGTGACGTTGTTCGTGGCGGCCTGGCCGAACGCGCCGGTCTGAGTCGCGGCGCCCAGCCCCATCGAGGACAGGCCGCCCAGGCGGTTGTACTGGTCGTTGATCGTGGCCGCGAGCAGCGCCGGGCTGTACTGCGCGAGCGCCGCCTGCGTGTTGCCGCCGCGCAGGCCGCCCGTGGCCGAGGCGTTCTGCAGGATGGAGTTCTCGCCCTGCTGCAGCATCGAGGTGAACTGCGGCGACGACTGCAGCGCGCTGATCGCGCTCGCCTGCGCCTCGTTGCCGTTCAGGCCCGCGAGGTTCTGCTGCGCAGTCAGGGCGCCGGTGCCCGAAGTCACCCACGGCTTCAGCAGCGCCTGCGTGGCGTTGAACTGCCGCATCTGCTCGGACATGCCGGCCTGAGCAGCTTGGCTCTGCTGATAGGCCGCGTCCTCGGCCGCGTCGGCCTGCGTCATCGAGGACGCCACACCGCCCACGATGGCGGCGCCGGCGACGATCGCCGCGACGGTGGTCATGCGGGCCGCGAGGCCCTCCCGTTCCGGCCAGCGCCGGGTGTCAGATGAGCTTCGCATAGACGCGCTCCACAGGTTTGTAGCCCAGGCGCTCGAAGAGCGGGCCCTGGTCGATATGCAGCTTGGTGGCGGTGAAAAGCTTGCGGACGCCGAGCGCCTTCAGCTCGCGCTCGACGGCCTGGAAGAGGCGCATGGCGGTCACCCCGTGGCGGCACTCGGGCGCGACCCAGTACACGTCGGTGATGCCGTGCAGGGTCGACTGGTAGTGCAGGTGCGTGGCGACGATCGTCACGTGGTAGCCGATGAGCAGGCCATGGCGCCGCGCCGTGACGATGTGCAGCTGGCCCTTCTCGTCGAGGTCGGCGTACTTCGCCTCGTCGATGTCGAGCGGCACGTCTGCGTGGTTGAGTGCGACCTCGCGCCAGTGGCGCACGAGCAGCGGCAGCATCTCGGCGCGCAGGTGCTTCCAGCGCTCGACGCGGTAGAAGGTGCCCGGGCGCATGACGCCCTCCATGGCCGCCGCGATGAGGGTTCCCGACGCGTCGATCATCGCGGGCACCTCGCGTCGATCACCATGTGGATGCGGTCGATCGGGCTGTCGTTGACGACCTCGTGCTCAAGCGCGTTGTTGAACCAGAAGACGGAGCCCGTCTCCCAGTACGGCGTCTCGTCGCCGGCGCGGAACTTCACGCCTTCGGCGCTCTGCAGCACCACGTGGAACCGCGAGTAGTAGCTGACGTGCTCGGGCGAGTCCTCGTGCGGGAAGATCGAGCCGCCCGGGGCGATGCGGTTGATCATCACGCGACCCAGCCGGGTGCCAGCCACGGCCGCGAACACCTGCATGACGAGCAGGCGGGCCTCGGGCAGCGACGCGTACGCAGGGTAGTCGATCGACTCGTGCTGGTCGTAGCCCGCGAGCTTGTTCGCCTTGTAGAGGGCGATCTTCTTCTCGGCGTTCTTGCCGTTGACCACCACCTTCTCGGGGAAGCGCAGCATGATCGAATCGACCATGCCGAAGGGGCCCTGCGGGTAGTGCCGGAGGTAGGTGTCCTCGGTCCAGAGCTCGGGGCGGCGGGCGATCGCCAGCATCAAGGGCGTGACATTCACGCCGGTGGCGATCCGCAGGAAGTTGCGCATCTCAGCAGTCCTCACGTCTCCCGCGTTGCGGGGAAGGTGAGCTGCTGGCGGCCCGGAGACACAGCGGACGGGCGTGACCCGTCGAATGGCGCGATTATGGGCCCTGAGGCGCGTTCAGGCGAGGCGGCGAGCGATCAGCGCGGAGAGCCCCGCCTTCAGCGTCACCGCCGACGCGGCGACCTCGGTGCGGAACTGCAGCTGCGCCGCGCCCGCGGTGGCGTCGGTCTTGATGAGCCAGCGGCCCTGCAGCGGAACATTCTCGGAGGCCACCAGCACGCCGGTGGTGTTGCCCTTCACGGCGCCGGCTGCGATGTTGTAGGAGCCCTCCAGGGCGAGCGCCGAGGTGTTGTGCTGGAAGAGCCCGCTGATCGTGGCGCCGGCCGGAAGGGTGAAGCCGAGCGCCAGGCCCGTGGTGGTGGCCGCGGCCTGGAAGGTCACGAGCGCGTCGACGAGGTAGGTGGCGTTCGCGACCAGGCCGAGCGTGAGCGCCCCGGCGTTGACGAATGCGCCGGTGCTGTCGGCCACGTCGGCCCCGAGCACGGCCGCCAGGTCGGCGCGCGCGATCGTCAGCGCGCCACCGACACCGCCGTCGGTCAGCTTGAGGCCGAGTGGATCCACGGCCAGCACCCGCTCGTTAGGCACCGTTCCGGAGGCGGCCACCAGCACGAACGGGAGTGCCTCGAGCGCGTCGACGTCGGCCTGCGCGGCGCCGGCGGCCGCAGCTGCAGCAGCGGCAGCGGCGGTGGCGACTGCGGCCGCATCCACCGCGGCCTGGATGTCCTCGGGGGCGAACTGCACGCCGGCGAACAGCGCCTCGAACGCACGGATCAGCGCGGCGTCGCCCCGCGCGGCGAGCGCCAGCTGCGCGCGCGTGGGCTTCGGGATGAACTCGCTCGCCATCAGGCTGCCAGCGCCTCGAGGTTGGCCTCAAGGCGGGCGAACGCGTCGGGGTACGGGTTGTTCATGCCCCGGAAGCGCATGCCGCGGTAGTTGCGCATGCGGCCCAGATGGCGCCAGGTCGTGCGCGCCGCGGTGGTACCCGGCCGCGTGGCGCCGCACGGGCGCGGCTCGCTCCAGTTGAGGCCGTCCTCGGTGTACGAGTGGTAGATCGCCGCTTTGCGCGTCTCCTCGTAGAGCAGCGTGGGATTCACAGCGCGGCGCCCAGGGAGCCGCACCAGCTCCAGGCCATGCACGATCGCCCCCCGGCTCTCGTTGTAGAGCAACGGGGTGTCGAACTGCCACGCGACGTACTGCCCGAACTGGCGTGCGTCCTTCGAGGTCAGGTAGCCCACCTGCGGCGCGAGCGTGTCACCGAACAACCACTTCCCGTAGCAGTTGACGAAGTAGCGTGCCCGGTACGGCAGATTGGTCTCTCCCAGCAGGGCCGACTGCAGCGTGAACCACACCGGTTCGCCCAGCACGCGAGAGCCGGCCGCGTCGTACACCATCGTCCGGTCCGGCAGGTGCATGTAGAGGAACTCGTGCATCTTCTCGCTGCGCGATTCGAGCACGATGTCCTCCTGCTGGGCCTCGGTGAGCTCCCCCAGGATCGTCTCGATCTCGCGCGTCGCGATCTTCGCGGCCTGCCCCTGGGCCCCGATCCACACCGAGGTCGATTCCTTCTTGCCGCCTCCCACGAAGGCGAACGTCTCCTGGAACTCGCATGCGGCGAAAGTGCCCACGCAGCCCTTCGGGATCATCGCGCCCTCGACGCGGCGGAAGGGGAAGCCGGATCCGCCGACGTTGGCGAAGAACTCGGTGGTCAGGCGGTTCAGCGCGACGGCTTGGTTGTCGATGTTGAAGAGGCGCTTGATCGGGTCGGGAGAGGCCTCGCTCGACCCGTACTTCAGCGGGTTGACCTCGAACGGGTCGTTGAGCTCCGTCACGGCGATGGTGGCCCCGTCCGTGATCATCGTGTACCCGGAGATCCAGATGTGGTCGATGACGAGGCCGGCGTCGGGGTCGGTCACTTTCGTGACGACGCCGAGCTTCGAGCAGTAGTAGAGGTCTCCCGCCGAGCTGACGGACAGGTAGTCGAAGCCGTTGTCCATCGTTACCGGCTTCCCGTCGGTGCCGACCTCGCCGAGAAGGTCCACGAGGCCATTCTCGTTGACGCGAACCAGGTACTTCCCGATCACGCGGTAGCAGATCCCGTCCCAGGCCATCGCGCCGCGGTCGAACGGATCGTCGCCGGGCACCTGGTTGTTGCAGAACAGGACCATCCCCTCGGCCGTGCGCAGGTAGCCCTCGTTGATGCCGGTCTGCTTCGGCACGGGGATGAGGTTCAGCGGGTACGACGTGCGGAAGTCCGCCGCGTCGTCCGTGAAGATGCCGTTGACGATGGGGATTTTCATTGCGACGGCCGCCGGTCAGGCAACGCGGTTCCAGGTGTTGTCGACGCCGTCGAAGCGCAGGCGGAACGGCGTGGTGGGCGAGATGCCCGCGGGCGCGCCGTACACGGTGCCGTCGTTCAGCGTCAGCGCGGTCACGGCCTGGCGGGAGGTGATGAGAACCTCCTGGCCGTCGTCAGCCGGCATCGGGAGCACCACCGTGCCGGCCGCGTACGCGCCGCCCGGGATGAGCTTGAGCCACACGCTCGCGCCCGGGACCGGGGGCTCGATGTAGACCGTGAAGCCGGTGGCGTTCGGCGCCTCCGACTGGATCACGAAGCCACCGGGGGGCGTGCTGAGCTGCTGCTGCAGCACGACGGCGATGTCCGAGAGCGACGCCTTCGCATCCCGGCCGTTCTGCGGGTCGTTGAAGGGGATCTGCGCGGCCGAGGTGGGCGTGGCGGTGGGCAGGCGTTGGATGGACGACATTGATCACTCCGTGGAGACGTCGAGGTCGCCGCCCTGGCCGACCGCGAGGGGGTTGTCCGTGGGCGGCCGGAAGAAGGGGCCGCGCACGTTGGCGGGGTAGCAGCGGTTGCCGGCGCCGCGGGGCAGCGTGCCGGGCAGCTGCTGCTGCCGGGGCATCGCCGCGTTGGCGAGCAGCAGGCTCAGCCCATCCACCGCGGCCTTGCGCGTGTCCGGGCTGATCTGCTTGCCGTTGCCGGGCGCCAGGCGGATTGCGAGGTTCAGGTAGGTGGTCTCCACGGCGAAATCGGGCAAGCCCGAATCGTGGTCGAGGTCCGAGAGGTCAGGGCTGGCCGGGAACAGGTAGCCGGCGCGGATGCCACGCTGGTCCCACGTGGCCCACATCGTGTCCAAGCGGCGCAGCGCGGTCTGCTGCTCCTCCGGGGTGATGTCGAACACGTAGCCCGCGAGCGCGAGCTCGGCGTAGGCCTCGTCGATCAGCTGCCGCTTCGTCCAGCCCATGACGACCTCACTCCGTCTTCTCGGCCAGCTTCGCCTCGATGGCGGCGAGCAGCTGCTTGCTGGAGGTCTGAGGCTTGAACGCGATGCCGAGCTCCTTCGCCTTGGCCTCGAGCTCGGGGCGGGTCGGGGGCTTGGAATCTTCCGCCGTTTCACGCTTCGCCGTGGCCTCGGCTTCGTCCTCGGCCAGCTTCGCCTCGTGGGCGGCCAGGGCCTCGGGCGCGCTGCGGTGCCAGCCGTCGGCCTGGGCGGCCTCGAGCTGCTCGACGTTGAGCACCACGCACGAGGTGACGGGCACGCCGTCGACGTCTTCGGAGCCGCCGTAGCGGAACAGGGCAAGGGGGTAGTCCATGGGGTTCTCCTGTGGGAGGAAAGGGGCCGCATCGCGCGGCCCCGGGGTCACGTCAGGTCGACGATCAGGTCTGGTTCGGCAGCACGATGCCGGCCAGCTCGGGCTGCAGCACCGTCACGGCGTACAGCGAGGTGAAGCGGCAGGTGGTCTTCGCCTTCAGGTGGTCGAACTGGTAGGACATGATCAGCGGGATCTTGTTCTTCGAGGTCGCCGTCATCACCTGCGCGCCCTGCCCTTCCGGGAAGGCCAGCTTGCCGGCCATCAGCTCGACCGCGCCTTCGACCCAGAACGGGTTCACCGGCTTCGAGGCCGTGTTCAGGAACGTGATGGCCGCGCCGTTCGCGCCGGCCTGCGTCACGTTCTTGTACGGGCCCGTGGCGATGATCGCGGGGCTGATCACGAGGGACGCCGTGCCGCCACCGCTGATGACGCGGAAGGTCTGCTGCTGGCCGGTGTCGTCCTTGGAGATGTTGTGCACCGAGTTCACCGCGGTGCCGGCCGCGCCGATCGTGAACGCGTCGCCGTTCTTGATGTTGGCGATGTTCGCGCCGGCGACCGTGATGGTCATGCGGCGGTTGTCGGTCGGCAGGTCGCCGGTCATGGCCGACGGGGTGAACGACGCGGGCGCGCCGAGCGTGGTACCCGTCACCGTGCCCACGGCGGCCAGGTTGTAGAGGTTGTCCGTGCGGAACGTGCGGAAGGTCGCGATGTCCGGCACGCGCGACCGCTCGTAGGCGTCGAGGTTGGTCTGGCCCAGGTACGCGCGGTTGCCGAGGTCCTTCGCCACGTCCTTGTAGTCGAACGGGTTCATGAACAGCTTGCGCGCGATGCCCAGCGGCATGCCCTTGGCGAGCATCACGGCCTCGGCCAGGGCGCCGTCGTCCCAGCTGAGCGCGCCCACCTTCTTGATGACGTTCGTGCCCTGCAGCGCCACGGCCGAGTAGAGGTCGGAGTCGATCTTGGCCGACAGGCGCAGGCCCGCGGCGCGGCCGGCGTTTTCCTTGTGCGCCGGGTCGCGCATTTCCTTCGCATCCAGGGTGTAGAGGATGTTCTCCGGCGACTTGTAGGTCGCGGGCACCTGGCGCTGGATCAGGTCGGTGGGCGTGGCCGCCGAGATGTCGAGGCCGGTCACCGTGTCCATGTGGTAGTCCTGCGGTCGGTACACCGTGTCGCCGGCACGCTGCATGGACTGCTGGTCGGGGTACATGAACGAGGCCTCCTGCGAGATCACGCAGGCGGCGTCGAAGCCGACGATGAAGTTCTCGAAGAGGATCTCGAGGTCGCGGGTGAGCGAGTTGACGCCCAGCGCGAGGCCCTGGCGAGCGAGGTGGGCGGCGAGGGCTTCCTTCGTCTGGAAGGCCAGGGCCAGAACCGCGACCTGGACGGCGCGGATGGACGAGCGGGGCTTGCGGTACTTGAGGTCCACGGTGGGGCTCCTACGGGATGAGTTGGCTGATGCGGCGAGGGCCGCGCTGCTTGACTCATCCGTTGAGGGCCGGACGGTGGCCACCTGACTGCCCGTGAGGTGGGCGAATCCGTGGGGCGAGAGCCTTGTGTCAGGCGCTCTTTTTCTTCTTCGCGTCCTGCGCACGGCGCATGTCGGCGACCTTGCTGTAGTCGCCGGAGATACGTGCTTCCTTGCGCAGGCGTTCCATCTGGTTGTCGACGGCCGAGGCGCTGGGCACCGACGAGCGAGCGGTGCGCTCGGGCGCCGGGGCGGATTTCTTGGGGGTGACCTTCAATTGCGACTCCAGTCGTGCGACCGCCACCACGAACTTCACGGGGCTCGTGATGGCGGCCAGTTCCTTCAGCTTGGCGGGGTTCTTGCCGAGGGCGTAGACCATGAGGGCGGCCTGCTTCGGCGCCAGGGCGTCGATGAGCATGCCCTGCTGCGGCACGCTGAGCGAGTCCTTGACGGTCTCCTCGGCGTCCTGGAAGTCCTTGAGCTTGAGCGCGCCCTTGGCGGTGGTGTAGGCGTCCTGGGTCTTCTGCCAGGCGTCCTGCTGCTGCTTCTGCGCGTCGTCGGTCGCCCGCTTCTGCTCGTCGGCCTGGCGCTTGCGCTCGTGCCACGCATCGAGCTTCTTCGCGTACTCGTCGCCGTCCCAGCCGCAGCCTTCGAGCGTCGGCTTCTCGCCCACGACGATGGCGGCCGGCTGCGCGGGCGCGCCCTTCAGGCGGGCGATCTCGGCTTCGTTCTCGCGCTGCTTGCGCACGAGCTCGCGGTTCGTCCTGCGCAGGTCGCGCACCCACTCGGGGGCGCCCTTTTCGTCGGCGTCGGCCGGGGTTTCCTCGCCGCCGAGCGAGACGACCAGGCCGCCGTCGTCGTCGCCTTCCTCGGCGTCGTCATCGTTGGCCGCGTCCGGGTCGTCGCCCTCGTCGTCCTCGGCCTCGTCGGTCTCGCCGCCCTCGGAATCGGTGTCGCCACCCTCTTCCGCGTCGTCGGCGCCGTCGACGTCATCCTCGGGCTCGCCGCCGTCGCCCTCCTCCACCACGCCCAGGCAGAGCACGCGGGAGAGCAGGAATCGGAGGAGGCGGGAGGGGTTCATCGTGTGGTCCGGCGGCATCGATAAGTCGGAATGATAGGCCCACTTAATCGCTTACCGCAAACACATCAGCGCGGCTTATCAAGCCGCCGGCGCCGGATTGGGCGCTGCCGGAGGTGTCGCGGCCTGCTGCACCGCGTGCGCCACGTCGATCTGGCTGCGCGTGTCGGTGCTGCCGGCCTCGGCCAGCGTCTTGACGGTCTGGGCCTGCTTCAGCTCGGTGTCGGCGTGCGTGTTGACGGTCTTCGCCACCGCCTGGTCGGCCTCGGCCTGCTGCTTCGCCGCGGCGGCCAGCAGGTACTGCGACTGCGGGTCGGGCTTGGCGTTGGCCTGGGCCTGCGCCAGCTCGGCGGCCTCTTCCTCGGTCGGCGGCACCACGCCCATCTTCACGAGCTTGTCGCGCGCCCACGTGCGCACGTCGTCCATGCCCTCGCCCTCGAGGTTCATCAGCACCATGCCCGTCAGCACCTGCAGCGTCTCCGGATCCTGGGTGAACTGCATCACCCCCACGATCGCGCGCACCGTGGCCGCGCGGCGGCTCGTGCTGCTCGGGCCCACGTCGACGTCCACCTCGAAGTTCGCCTTGTTGATGTCGTTGAGGAAGTACGAGCGGGCCTTGTCCTTGTCGTAGGCGGGCTGGTTCAGCATCACGCTGCCCACCTCGCCGTTCATGCCGACGGTCTTCATGCGGCGGCCGGTCTCCACCACGATGGCCTTCATCATCGACAGCCAGATCTCCCCGCCGCGCTTCATGCCGCGGCGGAAGTTGCTGGTGTAGATGAAGCTCTGCATGTCCAGGCGCGTCTGGATGAGCTCGACGGCCTTGCCCGACAGGTTGGGCTGCATGTCCTCGCCGCGCTGCTGGTTGCCGAGCAGGTCTTCGAGCGCCTGCTGCGCGATCTGCGCGAGCGCGGCCATGGCGGGAGGCACGTTCGGCGCGCGGGTGTAGCCCTGCGGCGCGCCGCTGCCGGGGATGGGGTTGCCCTCGGTGTCGTTGAGCGCGTCGGCCAGCAGATACGGGTACTGCTTGACGTTGTCCTCGGCCCACATGTACGCATGGCGCGCGACCTGGCGGGGGTCGAAGATGGGCTTCTCGAGGTCGAAGCGGGCGGCCATCACGGCGAGCCAGCTCATCAGCATGTTGATGAGGCGCTGGGCGTCCTTGGCGTAGCGCACGAGGCCCGCGCAGCGCTCGACGCCGTCGATCACGCGGCGCTCGCCGTACACCACCACGATGGGGATGCAGCGGCCGGGGATCTGCTGCGGGCCGTGTTCCTTGCCGCTGAAGATGCGGCCGCCGGTCATGAAGTACTTCACCACCTTGCGGCGCTTCACCTTCTTCTCGCGCACCAGGCGGAAGCCGGTGGAGGCCAGCTCGTCGAGCAGCTCGGGATCGCGCTCGACGTCCTCGTCGGTGACGCGCATGTCCTCGGCTTCTTCGTCGAGGCCTCGGAAGTAGCGCACCGTGGCCGTCTCCTCCTCGACGCGGTACAGCTCGCACACCCACACGAAGTCCGGGGTGCACCAGTCGAACGCCGTGCGCGTGATGGTCTTCGGCCAGCTCTCGGGGTCGTCGTTGAACTCCTCCCGGTACTCGTCGTGCGTGTAGGCCGTCAGCAGATAGCAGCGTTTCGCGTCCGCCTTGTCCTGGCGCCGCGCGCCCAGGTCGAAGAACAGGCAGCTCTCGGGGTCGTGGATGGGCTCGATGACGATGCGCTGCTTGTCGTTCTCGTCGTCTTCCTCGTCCTCGTAGCAGGCGCGGTAGCGCCAGGCGCCCATGCCGCCGGCGACGGCATCCTCGAAGGCGTTGTCGTAGGCCTCCTCGGCCGTGCAGGACTTCTCGTCGGCGCGGTACAGGCCGTCGCAGGCGTCGGCGAGCTTGTCGTTCGTCGCGCCGTCCTTCGGCTGGAAGTCGACCGTCACCCGGTTGTTGCGGTACTCGTTGACCACGCGCACCACGGCCAGGTGCACCTTGTTGAACTCGAAGCGGGGCTTGTTCTCGAACTGCTGGCCGAGCGGCCCCTCCCACTGCGCGCCCGCGAGCGAGTAGAAGCGGCGATCTTCGAGGCACTGGTACCGCTCGTCCTGCACTGCGCCCTGGATGGAGTCGAACTCGCGAAGGGCGTCGCGGTGGATCTTGTCGAGGCGTTCCTGGGTGGTCTGGCGGGCCATGGTCATCGTCCCCGTGGGGGTTGATGAGCTGCTGGCGGCTCGACTACTCAGCTGGCCGGCGGGCCGGTCGTCACAGGCGGGAGTCTAACGGCGAGCGAAGTGGTTCACCATGGGCATGGGAGGCAGCGCCGGCGGCAGCTCCGCAGCTTTGGCCCGCTCGGCCCGCCGCGCGGCCTCGCACGCGTACCGCAGCGCGTCGATGACGTGGTTGTCCTTGTCGGCCAGCACCGGCAGCACCACGTCGGTCAGCGCGTCGACCTTGTAGCTGTACGCCGCGAGCTCGGCGATGGTCCGCACGCACCGCGGGTGCACGACGATCTCGAAGGACTGGAGGAACTCGACGCCCTCCTCCAGCGACCGCTTGCCCTTGATGGCCGGGCCGATCTTCTCGGACCAGTGCTTGCGCATGTGGCTGATGGTCTCGGGCCGCGCGCTGTCGGCCACGGTCCACCACATCCGCGAGTCAGGCACGCCGTCGAAGAGGTGCGGCAGGTCGACGATCTCGCAGCCCACCATGTAGGCCTCGTGCGAGATGTAGAGCCGGCGGCCCACGATCGCGCAGCGCACCAGCACCGACGGGTCGACGCTGAAACCCCAGTCCGCGCCCTGGCGCAGCGTCCAGCTCGGGTCCTCCTCGAACTCCTCGATGCGCCAGCGCTTGAAGACGCGGGCCTCGTTGTTCGTGAGGTAGGCGCCCTCCCAGATCCACTGGTACTTCTCGGGGTCGTGGCCCCGGTCGTACTCCATGTCGGCGCGGGACTCGTCCGAGAAGTACGGGTTGTCGCGCCAGTTGGCCTGCACCACGATCGCGTTCTTCGGCACGCCGGCGCCATCGTGGGGGGTGTCGCGCAGGAAGGCGTCGATGGGGTCGGTGGGCAGCTTCGGGTTCCAGGAAGCCCAGATCTGGCTTCCGGGCTTGCGGATGGTGGGCCGCAGCAGTTCGAGCGAGCGCTGCCCGACGTTCTGCGCCTCCTCGATCCACGCGCGGTCAAAGCCCTCCAGCGACTTGATGCTGTCGGCGCTGTGGTCCTGCAGGCCCTGGAAGATCGTCGTGCCGCCGTGCTTGCTGGCGATGCGCTTGTCGTACACGTCGAAGTACGCGCCGGCGTTGTGCTGCACCACCTTCGAGACGAGCAGCTTGCGCACCGAGAAGTCGAGCGACTTCTGCACCTCGCGCAGGCACACCGTGTCGAGCCTGGTGGCGACGTTCTCTTCGAGCCACATGCCCGCGAAGAAGTGCGATTTCGCGCTGGCCCGGCCGCCGTGGGCGCCCTTGTACCGCGCCGGCGCGAGCAGCGGCTCGAAGACCTCAGGGGTGGCGATGTCGAGGACGCTCACGGCTGCGTCTTCTCCGGCCGTACGATGGTGCGGCGGATCTCCGTGAACTCGACCGGCCCGTCGTTCTTGCCCGTGAGCTCCACCTTGTCGACGAAGCTGCGGTAGTGCTTGCCGATCAGCTCGCGGGCCCGCACCGCGGCACCGAACTGGCCCGCGGCCCGCGCGTCACGCGCCAGCTGCTCGATCTCGCGCAGATTCGCGTCGGCCGTGATGAGGGTGCGCTTCTCCTGGGCCTTCAGCGCCTTTGCGATCGCCGCCTTCACGTTGGAGTTTTGGAGCAGCTCGCTGGCGATCTTGTACGCCGACTTCGGGCTGTAGCCGGCAGCGATCGCAGCGCGCGTGCCGTTCCCGTCGACCAGATACTCAGCGACGAATCGTGCCTGCTTGGCGGTGAGGGTTCCGGGCTTTATTGCGGGCATGGTCAGGATTGTCGCCGTGCGAACTCCGCGAGCAACTCCTGCGCGATCGCCTGGATGCCGTAGGCCTCCTGCTCGTCGCCAGGGCGGCGCTCGCCGATGTCGTCGCAGTAGGACTGCCAGACGTGCACGGCCTCGTGCACGAGCAGGCCGGCCACCTCGATGGCGTTGCGGTCCTGGTAGCCGGGCCCGAGACACACGACCGCGCACGTGCTGTGGTCCTTGTGGACGAAGAAGTGCGTGGTCGCGTGGGCCCGCGGGGTGCTGATCCAGGCCGGCACCTCGGGCGGCTTGAGCGGCGCGATCGCGGCGCGGAACTCGGCCTCCGAGAGGCACAGGGTCAGGTATGGGCCGGGCGCGGAGATGCGGCGGGCGAGCCACGTCGGTTTCATGCAGGTTCCTTGGGTTTGCGCCGGCGCGGTCGGTAGTCGCGCGCCTCGCCGATGTGAAAGCCGTGGCAGTGCCGGCAGTGGTAGGCCTCGAGGTGGGAGCCGCCGTCCTTGCGGTTGCGGCGCCGGGCGGCGTGCTCGGCCTGGCCGAAGCGCGTGAAGCGGGACTTGCCGGTGCAGCCGACGACGTGGGTCTCGGTCATGCGCTGCGGGCCAGCAGGCGGCGTGCTCGGGCCTGGTCGAAGGGCGTGCGGGCGAAGCGTGTCAGCACGTGGTACAGCGCCAAGCCGTGGCCGTGCGCGGCCGCGTAGTCGTCGGCCTCGAGCTCGAAGCGCTCGTAGCGCTCCCGGCTCTCGGGCAGAAATAGGCAGCGCATCACGAGGTTGCGCGGCACGTGCAGGCGCACGATGTGCCCGCGCTCGTGCGCCACCACCGCCGCTGCTTCCTCGTCGGTGAGCCGGGCCCGGAAGGCCTTCGGCATGTGGACCCACAGGCCGTTCGTGCACGGCGCGTCCATGAGCAGCGGGCCGAAGACCATCTGCAGCACGTTCCAGAACACCCAGGTGAGCCAGAGCCATGCGACGAACTGGGCCAACCAGATCATGTCGGCCCTCCCCGCAGCTCGCGGATGCGCCGCCGCTCCGCGTTGACCTGGTCGACGAAGGCCTCGCGCTCGTCGGCCGCCACCAGGGCGTACTCGGCCCGGCGGATGTGCGGCGGGCAGATGGCCACCGAGCGGATCGCGCATCCCGCGCAGTCCGCCCGGACGCCGCCCCAGTGCCACGTGGTGGCGGCTTGCTTGCAGTCGGGGCAGTCGGTCATCAGACGGCGTGCGTGCCTTCGACACCGCGGCGCATGCGTTCGATGGTCCGCTGGTGCAACCAGTGCATCGCCTCCTCGATGTGGGTCAGCGCGCAGGCGTTGGCCTTGCACGCGTACGGGCCCGACTGGAAGCTGCGCAGTCGGTCGGCCACGATGGCGAGCAGCGCCTCGTGCGTCACGCCGTTGACGCCCACCTCGCCGATCGGTCCGTTCTGGAAGCGGATGAGCGTAGCGTCGCGCCACTCGCCCGTCTCAGCATCTCGGAACCCCATGCCGTCGACGTGGGCCTTCCAGTCGATGGCGTAGCGGTGGTTTGCGCCGCCGTTGCCGGGCTCGTCGAGCACGACGATCTTCAGCTCGCGGTTGACGGGGTTCACTTCGTGGTCGGTCAGTTGTCGCATGGTCTTCCTCAGGTTGTGCCTAGGGTCAGGCGGAAACGGTTCAGGATCCCCGCGGCCCAATTGCGGTAGGCCTCGCGGGGCGAACTGCCGGCGCCGGTGTAGCCGATGCCGATGCAGTGCCAGCCGTGGCCAATCGGGCCGACGCGGAGGCGCGGCTTGATCTTCTGGCCCTCGATGTGGACGACGGGCAGGTTGTCGGCGTCGACGGGGAGGCTGTCGCGGCCGTGGAAGCGGGAGGGGATCACGCTGCAGCCCCCAGCAGATCGCCCTGCGGGCTGGCGGGCAGCGCGAGGGGCGTGATGCGCACGACGACGCGGGCGTCGCCGTCGGGCTCCATGTGCTCGGCGACCAGGCGGCGCACGTAACGGCGGCTGTCGTCGACGAAGGCGATGCCCTTGAGCGAGTCGAGCAGCACCTTCTGCGCGTTGTCGAGGTCGATCGACTGCACGTCGTCGTCCCAGCACAGCGGATCCTTGCGAGCGCGGCGGGCCCAGTCCTGCGGGCGCTTCGGGTAGAGCGCCAGATCGACCTGCAGGCGGCAGTCGAGCGGCTGCACGACGCCGGCCTGCTTCACGAGCCAGCCCACCTGCTGCTTGTAGGCCTTGGCCTCGTCGCTGAGCGTGACGATGGCGCGCGTGTGGCCGCGAGGCACGAACGAGCGCCAGTAGCGGTTCGCCGAGATCGGGTACGGGAGGGTCAGCTCGATCACAGCGCGCCCACCGAGTTCGCCAGGAACAGCGCCGAGGCCACGGCCAGCAGCACGGCGGAGGCGGCGAGCGCCAGGTCGGGCAGCGCCTTGCGGAACGCGCTGCGCAGGCTCTGTCCCTCGGCCGGGTCCGGCGGGTTGGGCAGCAGCTCGCCCGGCTGCGTGGACCGCGAGGTGCCGTCGTAGCGGCAGTCGCACTGGCGGCGGCCCTGCTGGCAGTTGCCGCAGCATCCGCGCGGCGGCGTGGGGGTGAGGTTGGCGAAGCTCATGCGGCTTTTCTCCCTTCGGTGTCGTTGCTGGCGAGCGGCAGCGAGAACACGCTGAAACCCTTCGGTCGGTAGGTGAGCCCGCGGCGGGCGTAGGAGATCGCCGAACGCGATACGCCCCAGCGGCGGGACAGCGACGCGCCGGACTCGTTGCTCGTGCGCGCCTCGTGCACCTGCTCGGGCGTGAGCTTTCGGCTGCGCTGCGCGCTGTTCTCCGCGCCGATGAGGACGCCGAGGTTCGCCTTCGCCCGGCCGGATGCCGCGCGGGCCCGGCCGGCCTCGGCCGTGGTGCCCTTTCGGGCGTGCGCCGGGTTGACGCAGTTCGTCGACGGGCAGTGCGCGGCGGCGAAGCCGACCTCGCCCGGCTTGAACTTCACACCGGCCAGGATCAGCGCCGCTCGGCGGCCGTTCATCACGGTGTGCGTGCTGTCACCGTGGGCCACAGCGACGCGAGACAGGTTCCCGTCGACGCACATGCCCCACAGCCAGCAGCCGGTGTCCTCGTCGATGCGGCAGCGGCAGCGCAGTCGCTCGAGGTCGCGCACGCCGCCCATGTCGGATCCCTTGGGCACACCGGGCTGCTTCCGGTTTTCTGAGGGAACTTCATTGCGGCTCATGTGCACCTCGCTGGTCGACGCGGGCGTTCATCTCCGCGAGGAACTTGCGGCCGGCCTCGCGCTTGCCGAGCGGGCCGGAGCCGGCGCCGGCGCAGTAGGCGTCGAAGCAACGCGGGCACAGGCCACCGTGGTCGGCGAGGAAGTGCCGGCGCGTGGCCTCGCGGCAGGTGCGGCACGGGTGCAGGTTGGGCGTGTTGGCGACGACGGTGTCGGCCTCGGCCTGGTCGAAGGCGGCGCGTTTCATGCGGCGGTCTCGTGGTACTTGCCCTCGTGGACCTTGGCCCAGTTGGACGGGTTGACAAGCCACTCGAGCTCGGCGACGAAGGGGCGTCGACCGGGTTGCGGGTTCGAGCGGCCGGTGAGGAAGGGGCTGCGGCCGACGTACGCGAAGAACTTGCGGAAGTACGCGAGGCCCTGGGTCTGGGTGGTCCAGCCGTTGTCGGTTGCGGCTTCGCGCCATCGGGCACGCAGGTGATCGGCCCTGGTGCCGCGCCACTGCGACGGCAGGTGCTTGGGCATGGCAGGGAGCACCTCGGCCCACAGGGCGAGCACCTCGAGGTGCGGGCAGTCCGGTGGGCCCTTGGGCTGGGGTTCAGGGGGATCCACGAGGGTGAGCTGCGGCCGGTCTTCCGGCGGAAGAGCGGGAACCTGCGGTAGCAGGTTTTCTCTTTCTTGCTCCTGCTCCTGCTCCTGCTCC